GATCTTTGCAAAGCATTGATATTGCTTATCATTCACAATTCTTGAATGTGCATAAAGTTTATATTGATCAATGCTTGATGCTGTTGCTGTTTGCATCTGTACTGAAATCAAGCCTATACATAGGCATAACTGTGGCAATAGCCGAATACGCCTAAGCGAGCAATCCGCCTCAGCGGCTCGCTTCAAGCGAATCCAGCGTACCGAACGAGTCAAGTACATCGCAAATATGTGGATAAGTTGAACGGGGCTTTGGCGTGTTGTCCACAAGTTATCCACAAGCATCACAATCCTTTGAATGACGTCTGACTGTGACTTTGAGTATCTCGATCGCCACATTTGGAGTTCCATCGATGGCGAATACCCTGCCGCAATCGCACGTGAATTTGATTTCGGTTTTCATTGATGACCCCATCCCTTGCCTTTGAAGTGGATTGGAAATGACGTCCAGATTCTTTCCATAGTCATCAAGCAATATGGGCATCCAGGTGGAGTAATCTCCGAATTGAAATCGGCTTTGACGCCTTTGATATCACTGCACATTGGGCATTTGAATTCATAGATTGGCATCTTGCACCTGAAACATTTGAATTCCCAATACTCCACATGACATGCATTCAACGCAGTGTACGTAAGGTGGCAGGTTGTCCGTTACCTGGACGATTTTGTGATCCGTTGATTTCTTTTCGACTCTGCAATCAAGCCTGATAATTTCTAGCATATACACTCCGATTCAAATTCTCGATGGGATTCAAGTCTGTTGGATTTATCCAGTACGAACCATCTCCACGTTTGCGGGATGGACGTCGTGCCATGCCAATCGGAATCCACCCGACGATGTAGTAATTCGGTGAATTGCCAGTGACCAGCACTGCTATGTCGTCTGCTCGATCTCGATCACGAAGTATCAGACATCCAGCCTTCCATGGTGTGTGTTTGACTTCGAGATTCCAACCAACGTCGGCTTGATTCTTGAATGTATTGACTGTGGGAATCCATTCATCAATTTGAAAGTATTTCGCCACTGCGTTTTCAGCTCCGATTGACTCAGCCATTCTTGCGATGTCTTGGAATAGGTTCAGTTTCTGCACTGAGTAATCTGTAAGACCCTCAGCACCAATGGCTCTGTCGTAGGCTGCTTTTGCACACGCCATTTCCTCATCGTGTGAGAGTTTGATCGGAATCATTTGCACTCCAAGCAAAACCAAAGCATCGTCAATCCCTGTGCGCCGTCATAACGACCAAATTCAAGTGGCTGCCATTTTTCGCATTTATCACACCAATTGATTTTGACTGGATTCTGTTCCTTGATGACTGTTCCATCAATTTTGAATGTGGTCTTTTCACCGGTCGAAAGTTTGATCATCTCCATTTCACCCATGATCACACCTGTGGCTTCCACTGCATATCAGACCCACGGACGTACCAAATCGGTGCGCATTGAGTTGTCTTTGACTTTTCAGTGCATGAATAGTTTGCCCATTCCTTGCCAGTCTTTGACGAAACACCTTCACGCCATACGCGATGCCCGTGATCGCATTTCGGTGCTTCGGCTACGAGTTCTCCGCCTAGTTGGGATTTGATTGAATCGATGGCGGCTGATGCTGTTGTAAATCCATCCTCACTGAATGGCTTTGACCAGGGATCATCCTCGACGAATGACTTTGGCATGACTTCTACCTGCTCCATGCTTTCGCGGGACGGCTTTGTCTCTGTACCTAGCACGACGCTTGCGCATCGTCCTATGGCGCTGCTGACCGTGTCCTCGACGTACCAGCGTTTCATCTGGACGTTGTAAGCCCCGACCATCCCATGTGCATAATCGATGGCTGCTGGCTTCTCATCCTCGTAATGACGATAGATGCGGCACTCGACCAGGATGTATCCCTTTTCAGAATTCCAGTCGATGATCGATGTCTCGATGCGATTCGTTGGGTATGTGGCATGAAGTCTGATGACCTTTTGATTGACGGTTTCATATCCGTCTAGGAAACTCATTTGGTGAGTCCTTTACGTCCAGCAATCTTGCCTCGGACGAATCCATCGATGCGACCAGTTTTGAATCCGTAGGCATATCCGACGGTGAATCCCGCTAGGACACCAAATAGCATCCATGCGGCTGTTTCTGCGAATGTGTACATTTCTTACTCCCGATGGGAGAGTTGTAGGCATCTCCCAAGACATAAGGTGACGCATAAGGCAGACATTTGCAAGAATCCCGTTCAAATCTCGGCGTGTCTATTGCTTGGGATGATCCTTTAGATGCTCGATCAGCAAGGTACGAATCTCTCGGACGTCACCGCGGATTCCCTCGGCAAATCCGTTGCTGACTGGTCGAGAATTCTTTTCTGCCTTAGCAGCGAAAATGGCGGCGATCGATGAAATCGTCGCAGCAGCGATCAAGCCGATCGCGGCGATCGTTTCGGTCATTTGGCATTGACGCCAAAATCAGAATCCTTAGGATTCAAGTATCGTAAAATGACCGGTACGACGGCAGATGCTCCAGCCATCAAAATGGCTTTTGGATCGGTGATTCCAGCCATGAAAACGGCTAGTCCAGCGGCTATGAATGATCGCAGCCAAGATGCTCCAAGTGCTTTCCATTGATTCATTTCGTCTGCTCCAGTTTCTTGATCAGCGCAGCGGCTTTCGCTGGCGTCAAAGCAATTTCAAAGTGCATTTCATCTTTGCGATTCTTGTAATCGCCACCCCAAATACAACCATATTTCTTTGCTAGCGCACGGATCATGGGTACTTTCTCATTTGGGAATGTTCCCACTTTGCCCAAAGGATGTTTTGTCGCATTTAGATCGATGGCTGTGCCGCTGGAATGATTGCTGAGATTTGTCGATGATCCTCTAATTTCACGGTAGCAGTAGCCCCAATCGTCCAGGCTACCTTCATCGATCGGCTCGATCAGTTGATGGAATTCAGCTGCTAAACCGACCAGCAACGGTGCGACCGCTTTATTGCAAGTCAATTTGATTTTTGTGCCTGGAATTGGAAACGAATCAATATCGATTTCAGTCCTGACTTTTGATGCCGTCCAGCCGTTTTGCGATTTCTGCTTCACAACCTGCACACTCCCATCGTTTTAAATCATTAAGCAATAATTCAGTATGTTCACATTCCGGCATCAATGGAATAAAAGCATCGTCAATGGGATCGTATCTATATCCAATTCCTGCATAATTAAATCGAATATTGGAATTGTATGAAGTACGAACACACTTTTGTCCACGAAAGTTGCCGTACCAAGTTTCTGGACTAACCCCATCAATCAATTCATTTTCGTCTTTGCCGACGATCACTTCTGTGACGATGTTTTCATCATTTAAAAATGCATAATGTGCCATTAGACCGTCACCGTTCCTGTTCCCGCGGTAAAAGTATAAACTTTATATCCTGTCGGGTTTGTTTTGGTATAAGTTAAGCCGCCGCCGATACTCGTCAAATCTGGAAAAGTATTTGCGTAACGAATGATTACAACACCAGAACCACCATTGCCGCCCGTTGCGGCATTACCACCACCACCGCCGCCGCCAGTGTTTGCCGTGGCGTTTGTGTTAATAGCACCACCGCCGCCAGTGCCGGCATTTCCGTTAGTTGTAAAACCAGCGCCAGCACCGCCGCCGCCGCGAGTTACTGACGAACCATCTATCGAACTTGAAGTTCCGTTACCGCCGTTGCCGCCGATATTTCCACTTCCAGCCGTTCCGACTGCCGATGCGCCGCCACCGCCGCCAGCAGATAAGGCAGATCCAGACGGTCCGTTACCACCTGCGTAACCTTGTCCAGATACTCCAGTTCCGCCCGTTGCGCCAGCCAAGTTCCATGCTGCAGCACCGCCACCTGAACCACCATTTAAACCATTTCGAGCCGTAGCGTTTCCATTTACATATGCACCGCCACCGCCAGCGGTTGAAGTATAAATACTAAATACCGAGTTACTTCCATTTACTCCATTTGCACCTAAAGAACCAGCGCCGCCAGCACCCACTGTAACTGTAAAAGATGATGGGACTGTGTAAGAGGATGCAGCAAGATAGCCACCTGCGCCGCCACCGCCACCGATGCCAGTGGAAGTAGATGCACCGCCAGCACCACCGCCGCCACCAATGACCAAATAATCAACCTGCGAAACTTTGCTGCCTGAAGCAACAATTCCTAATATTTGCATTTTAGGAAAGCCCACCGATGATTGTGAATACGTTTGCCGCTGTGCAAATTACTGTTGCCGCACCGTAACGATTCGTAATTTTTGGCGCTGTTGATGTTGCACCAATCGATGTAATCGTGACGCCAGCACCCTGAGCAAATGTGACCTGACCTGCACCAATTTGCTGAACGTTTATTTGCTGACCTGCTGAAAATACTGATGGCGGCACTGTGACTGTAATTGCTCCAGCATTGTTGCAGGTAACAAAACCAAGTGCATCACCTGATGCCAGGGTGTAAGTCGTGCCAGTTTGTGCATTAAATGTCAGCAACTTTGGCATCGCAGCAGCCGCAAGATCATAAGCGGATTTCACTGCTGTTGATGTTGCTGCAACCGTCGATGATGTTGTCGATGTTGAATCGCTGAGTTGCACTGCACCCGATTGGCTCGTTGATGCAGATTGGATGCCAATAGTGATTGCACCTGATGTGCCGCCGCCAGTCAAAGGTGATGTGGCTGTGACGCCAGTGATGTCGCCTTGATCATTTGCGATCCAGGTAAAGTCCATATCGGCGTTGGTTGCCTTTGAAAGAATCTGACCTGTTGTACCGCCTAGCAAATCTGCCATCGATGACGCTACTGCTTGACCAAAGACCTCGAAATCCGCTGGCAAATCCGTGACCAGATCGGTATTTGTAGGCATCTGCCAGTTGAATGGTGTTGTTGGATTGCTCATGTTTTCTCCTTATGCCACGACTAGGGCATTTTCCCATGTGAGTGTGTTTGTGATGGTGTTCCAGTGTTCCGACACGCTGACTTCTTCCCACTTCAACGCCTGGATTGAATAAGCCAAAGGTGATAGCAAAGCCGTCACCGAAAGCGTGTTGTACCCTGCCTGGAATTGCCAGCCTTCGACGAATCCAAGATATTGACCAGCGGTCATATTGCCTGGCAAGTCTGCGATACGTAATGGCAATCCCATGAATATATTGATCAAAGAATCTCGATCGACGTCATCCAATTCAGGATTCGTCAATTCAAAGGTGATCGACTGCATCATGGCTTCGGGAAATGCTCTTAGTGTTAGATAAAACGCCGCTTGGCTAATTGCATCGGCATTGTCGTGAAGTGTTGTCGTGATGATTTGAGCCAAGCGACCAAATACCGCAATCGATGTTGGATCAGAATCGGAAACCTCGTTTGATGAATTCGTACCATATTTGATGGTCACGTCATTTCGTACATCGCCTGATCTAGTTTGGATTTTGATTCCAGCGGCTAGTGCCTGAGCAGCTGAAACGTCGGTATATCCATTTGTTGCCAGGTACTGAGTTCGATGTGTGGAATCTGCGTATGAAATCTGACCCTGAGCATTTTCATAAATGTAGCCAAGCCCTGACGTCGCCAATGCTGAAACCAATGAATATACATCAATGACGTCTGCTGATCGAGCCGCCAGATCATAATTTCCAGGTGCGTCAATTTCGCCGAGTCCGACATTTTGAGCATTTGCCCATGTTTCGGTTGCTGGCTGATAGTTGCCCCAAGTCAAAGAGGCTGGTACTTCCGACCAGTTATTGATCAGCAAATCGGTGAGTACTTCAAGAATCTGAGTGCCATCGTGCGCACGGTTGAGACTCGTACTCCATAAGGCTTTCGGTAGTCGTGAAAGTGCGCCCAAAGCCACGATCGATATGACCTGATTGATGGCTATTGATCCACCAGTGGTGACCTCTATGGAAACGTCCGTAACTGATCCACCCCAAATCGGTGTGAAAGTACCGGTCGAATCTTTGATCGCAATTCCCACTGAATCATTGATGTTGATAGCGACCTGCGATTTTGTTACGTTGTAAAGTTGCAAATTTAGATAGCCCGCTTGCGCTTGCTCATAGATATTGGATCGACCACTGGTTGCCGTCAAATTGGCTAATACGTAATTTTCATAATTGACGCCATTGATGGTGACTCGCCAAATTGGATTCCAAAGCGTCATCAGAATACCAATGCGGCTGCGCCGTTTGTGCCTCGGTAATAAGAATTGTTCAAAACGTTGATGATGCTTCGGGCTGTACCTTCGGGATCGATTGCGCCAGTCACATTCAAATTGATGGTTGTATTTCCACCCAATTTATTGTTTGGAGTGATGTATCCGCTGCTTGATGGCGAAAAGATTTCTGGACCTTTTTCACCGACCAGGTACGAAGTACCAGCCATGACCGATCCGCCAGTGGCTCGACCGCCGCCGAAAACGTTATCGATTACGCCGCCAATGCTTTTGACCAATGGATTTGATGCCACGATAGAGATCAAGGATTTTATTGCTCCGACCGCACCATTGATGATGCTGACTAGATTGGCAAATAATCCGATTACAACTCCAATGGCTTTTCCGATTACGGTCAAAGCCGTGCCAAGTACATCACCGATGATCGGTGCAAGGGTATTGAGAATGAATGATGCAATATTTTTGATCAACGTGAAAAATGGCGCTAATTTGTCGCTATTCTTTTGAACCGCATCAGCGATGTATCCGAACGCCTTTTGAAGTCCAGCAAGGATCGGCTGAAATGTATCGATGATTCCAGGAATCAGAATGTCCGAAATAAATGACCACCAGGCTTGAAATAATGGGATCAAATAAGTCTGAAATACGAAAATGATATTGTCGATGTACGGTTGAAGTTTTGTGCCTACTGTTTCACCAAATGCGATCGCTGCTGGGATAACCTGCTCGACGATCAATGTGACCATCGGTTGCAGTGCATCGAGTACGTAAGCACCGACGGTTTCCTTGCCTTCATCGATGCCTTGTTTGAGTCGTGCCATTTTGCCAGCGAAAGTATCTGCCTGGATTGATGCCTGACCGCCAAATGTTTCAGCAAGTGTTTTGGTCAGGGTATCCATGTCCATTGTTTTGAGTTGAGCAGCTGAAAGTCCGACGCCAAGTTTTGCCAGCGCACCGGTATTTCCTTCGTATGCTTTACCCAAAGCGTTTGAAACGGCTTCAAGTGATTTACCTGAACCCGCTGCAATATCGATGGCAAGTGATTGCGCCTTTTGCGCTGTTTCAAGATCGCCAGTGGCTCGCGTCAATCTTTCAAAACTCGGACGCAAATCTTGATCAGTCAAGCCGTAAAGTAATTGCTGTTTCTGGATGTAACCCTCAGTCGCAGCGATTTGGGCATCAGTAGCGCCAGTGACATTTCGCAGTGTTGTAGCAAGTTTCGCCTGAGCCGCTTCATCCTCGATCGCTGACTTCACGCCATCTACCAGCAATTTGCCAGCGTAGGCAGCGGCGGCAACTCCAGCGGCTATGAATGCGGCTGATGCAATCTTGCCAAATTTGGTGACTTTATCGCCAAATGACGAAACTTCCTGCGTACCTTGATCCAGGCTTTTTTTCAGGTTGTCGATATCACCTAATATCGCCAGTTTCAGCGTTCTTGAACCAGTGCCAGCCATCACCACTCCTTCGCAATTCTACTGAATGCATTTTCCCATTCATTGATGATATGTGGCTGTTCGGCTCGCAGTGTCGGATAAATGAACCATCCGCGTGATCCGCGACCTTCTCGACCTGACCACACTGGAAATTGTTTGTATCTATTCGATCCAAATTCTGAACCACCCCAAAGATCGCGGGTAGTTGCTCCACCCGAAAACTTTTGCGATACATAACCAAATGAAATCTCACCGATTTTGCTCGACTTACTGACCTTTGATCCGTCAGCGATTCGGCTTGCAACGCTTTTCGATTGTAGCGATCCAGCCTTCGATCTAATCTTGCCCTGGAGATAATCAGCCAAAGCATTTGATACACCTTTGGCTTCTTGAATGGCTTGATCGTCCATGCCTTTGAAAGCACTGACGATTTTGCGCAGATCGGCTTTGTCGTAAGCGATTGCATCCTCAGCCATTTCTTTTCTCCAAAATCTCGATTGCGGTCAAAATATCCTCGGCTTGTGTCCATTCACTCATCGGGATATGCGTGGCAATCGCCAGTTCGACGATCAGTCGGCTGAGACTGCCTGGCTCGTGCCTTTTGGGTCTAGATCACCAAGATTTACATCGGCGACCGTTTCAGTCCACACTTCATAAGGCTTGACTGGCTGACCAGCAGCGGCTCGCTTCATGGCGTTATATGCCAGGAATAGCAGATCGCTGATTCCAATTTCATTTGCCTGTTGAATTGTTTTGCCTGTTTTGTTTTCCCATTTGCACCACTCAGGTGGAGCAGCCACGTAGGTGGCTACTTCACCGGACTGATATTCGATTGTGATTGCTGTTTTCATACTCCCGATCTCCCTTGATTAGTCGAGTACTGGCGTGGTCACGCAAGTGAATGAAAGTGATGCTGTAAGTGCATCAGGCGCAGTGCCACCAAGTGACGGGAATATTGGCTGAACGCTAAATGCGTACGCCACTCCAGCCACGGTGAAAATCACTGGCAGTGCTGTGTTAGGTGCTGACGATGCAGCGTTCCAAAGTGCTTCACAAAGTGATCCGACTGCACCAAAATCCTGGAGCATTTCGACTGCGAAAGTACCTTGCGAATCAGTCGTGTAATACGCTTTTCCGTCAAGTGTTTGGTATGTATTGATTGTTGAATCGATTGTGAGGGTTGCTGAAGTAGCCTGAGCATCAAAATTATCACCATCAATGGTGAATGTGATGTCTCTACCCGTGATGATAGTTGTTGCCATGTTGCTTGCTCCTAGTCGTTTTCTTGGGTGAAATAAGTCGAGACATTGAGATCAGCAACGAGCAGATTCGATGCACCGACTGAAACTATTGACGGACGTTGAACGTCTCCGACGACGTATCCTGCGGGCATAGCCCCCAAAATGCTGATGATTAGGGCTTCGAGTTGATCCAGCGCCCCTGAGTTGCTGTTGTTGGCTACTGCCGCCGTGACCACGAAATTGACCTTGACTTTTGTGACTGCGCCATTGATCAGCGTACTTTCAAGCCAGGGTGAATCGGGAATGATTACACACGCAGGTGGAATCACTGCCTCAGGTGCTACGGGATAAACGGATGCTGCGACGCCTGAAAGTGCTGTCGCCAATTCTGTACGTACATCCAAAAGTGAAGTCACTGGCATATCGAATCCACATCGTAAAATGCAGAAATCAATCCAATGACTCTATTTTGGAGACTGCGCCCCATGCGATATGGAGTCGGTGCAAAATCAACGCCTTCAATTTGTCCACCTGGCGCTGTGATGCTTTGGAATATTTCAACTGACACAATCAAAATTGCTTTATTGACGGCAGGCACATTTGCATAAATTTCAGCTGCTGAACCGCCATCGAGTGTGATCGTTCCTGCTGGAATGACCGGTGTGAGAATGCGATCGGATTCATCTACAACGCAAGTGACCTGAAAGGCATTGACGGAATGATCACTGACTGTATATGGACCGTCGAGTCCGTTT